CGCGCTGTTGATCGAGCACGCGCGCCGTAGCCTCGAAGTGACGGTCGCCAAGCCGCACCCGCACGCGGGTAAGACCGCCAACGCCGCCACCGGCGAGGCCCACCACGCCGGGCAGGCCGTCACCGACGCCGCTGGCGTGCACGTGCAAACGCCCGGGAAGGTGACCCTCGGGCAGGCTGTCAAGCAGATCAAGGCGACCGACGCGACGCCGGAGAAGGGGCCGAAGGGCAAGAAGCCGACGGTTGCCTCGAAGGGCATCGCCGCGGTCATCGCGCAGGAGAAGGTCACCCCGCAGTACAAGCTCGACAAGGCCGCGAAGATCACCCCGGAGCAGTGGAACGCCCTGTCCGGCGACGAGAAGTCGATCATCCGGGGCGAGCTGGCGAAGATCCAGACTGAAGGCTTCGGTCCGCAGCAGAAGAAGGCCACCGAGCTGCTGGACGTCCTACCTGTCAACGGCCTCAAGGGCGGCGGCACCGACACCGTCACCACCCCCAAGGGTCAGGTAATCCAGAAAGTCACGCTCAAGGACCTGGAGAACCCGCCTGCTTCGCATCCATCGCCGGTCCAGGCCGCTAAGCCGGAGTCGCTGAACGACAAGGTCACCAAGGTCAAGGACGAGATCGCTAAGGGCGCGTCGCTGAGCGAAATTCCGAAGACGGCGTCACCGCTGGGCACCCAAAAGCTGCTCAAGAAGGTCGGCGCGCTCGACATCACGTATGCCAAGGGAACCGACTACGAGAAGCACTTCAACGATGTCGGCCTGACCGGCGACCATCAGCACCTCCTCGTGAATGAGGGGGAAGGCAACTGGTACATCACCGACAAGAGCGGCAACAAGCTTCAATTCCTGTCCAAGTCGGGCGGCGTGCACCTCAGTAAGACCGGCAACGAACCGGTCGTCAAGACGGCGAAGGAGGTCGGCACCCCCACGCCGTCTACGGTCGCCGGGCCATCCAGTGCCGCGCAAGCCGGTGCCATCGCGACGATCTCCGACGCCATCCCCGGCATCAAGTCGATGCCCGAGGGGGCCTCGGAAAAGCTGGTCCAGGCGTTCGACAAGCTCAAGGAGAAGGGCAACCTCGAAGACACGCCGCAGTTCAAGACCGCCGTCAACGCCCTCGCCAACAAGGCGCTCAAGGTCGCCACCGAGGACAAGATGCCGGGCCTCGGTCACGGCGACAATGACGCGCACATCGGCACCTTCCACAAGGAGATCACCGACCACATCAAGGAAGGTAAGCCTGGCCTGCCGCCGCTGGTCGCCAAGATGGCCGCCCACCACAAGGCCAAGCAGGGGCACGAGGCTAAGGCCGCCGAGTCGCAGGCGCACGTCAAGGTCGCCACACCTGCGGAGCCGACTCCCCCCAAGATCGAAAACGCTGCCCCGGCCGCGCCCGAGAAGACCACCGAACTGCCCAAGCACGTCCAGAACGCCATCGACATGGCCAACGGCACCGCCCCTGGCGCGTCCTGGTCGAAGAACCACCTCGCCGCCTACGAGAAGCTGACCCCCGAGGAGTTCCAGGCACTGCCCTCCGACGTCCAGGGCAAGGTCGTCCAGGAGCTGAAGAAGGGCGTTACCAAGTTCCTCGACCCGAAGAAGATCGCCGCCACCAAGGAGCTGCTGGCCAAGTTCGACACCGGCAAGCCGACCCCGAACGTCCCGTCCGGCGACGTCGACTTCTACGCCCACATGAAGGACCACAACGTCACCGAGGCGCAGGCCAAGAAGGCCGCCGCCGGGCAGCCGGTCGCCGCGCACGCGGCCGTCGCCAAGGAGTACGCGGGCCTGAGCCTCGGTGACCAGCCCGACGTGATGGCGCACCACAACGAAGCGAAGCAGTACGCCAGCGACCTGGTCGCCACCTTCGTCAAGAACGAGCCCGCCGACGCGCTCAAGGACTCGGCCGTCCAGCAGGAGATGGAGAACGTCGCCGCCGCCGGGTACGCGCTCAAGCAGGCGCAGCTCGTGGGAAAGGCGAAGCAGAACGCCTACAACAAGATCGACATGCTGCTCAAGGGCGACCAGGGCAAGCTCTCCCCGATCCAGAAGGCGTCCCTCGCCGAGTACCAGAAGTACCTGCTCGCCCACCCGTCCAAGACCGAGCCCGAGCAGATCGTCCAGCTCCAGCAGGACGTTTTGGCGGCCACTGACGCCCTCACAGCCAAGCTGAAGGACGCCAAGGCACCCAAGGCCGCCGACATGACCCCGGCGCAGCTCGACTCCAAGGTGGCCGAACTGCTCGGCCCTGAGGCCGTCAAGCCGCAGGTCAACCTCAGCCTGGCCGAGGTGAAGGAAGCCAACGCCACCGGCAAGAACATGGCGCACCTGGGCACCGAGAAGTACAGCCAGGCCACCCTCGAAGACCCGAACGTCGCCGCCAAGATGAAGCAGGTGGAGCTGGCCGCCGCGCAGCTCGCCGCGACCGCCGAGAACAAGCAGAAGCTCCAGATGCACCTGTCCAAGTACCACTACAAGGCGCTCAACGACCACGACGCTGGGATGGGCACGTTCAACGCCCCGCAGATCGCCGCGATCAAGGCACACGCCGCGAAGCTCAAGGCCGACCACGCGTACATCGACACCGTCATCAGCCAGCAGCAGGACAAGCTGATGGAGGCCCGCAAGGAGTTCGACGAGGTCGCGAACAAGGTCCAGAACACCCCTCACGCGCCCGTCACGCTGTCCGACTACGACGTGGCCACCATCAGCGAGATCTACGGCAACAACTGGGGCAAGCAGGCGTCCAAGGCCGTCGTTTACGGGCTGAAGACGTACGACCAGAAGCTGGAGATGAAGGCGCACCCGGAATACACGCCCTTCACTCAGGACCTCGGGAACCTTCAGCAGGCCGTCAAGAACCTCGCCCTCGCGCACGCGCACGAGCACACCGCCGAGCTGAATGCGCCCACCGACCCGGACACCGGCGCGAAGCTGGCTGGGCCGGAGAAGAGCGCCTGGCTGACCGCCGTGCAGGACCGGATGAAGGCCGAGGCCGACTACCAGAAGCTCTACAAGGTCGCCCAGACCCGGCTCGACAAGATCCGCACGGACATCGGGCTGAAGAAGCGCGCCCTTCCGAAGATCGACTCTCCGGCCGTCAAGGCTGCCGCCGCCGAGTCCGCCTACTACAAGACCGGCGGGTACAGCGGCCCCAACTATGGCAAGCACGCCGCCGCGAAGAGTTACACCCTCGCCAAGGTCGGCCCGAAACTGGGCATCAAGCACCAGTCCGCGTCGGAGAAGAAGGCCGAGAAGGCCGCCGCCGAGCAGGAGAAGCTGAAGGCCGCGCATCCCGACTTCTACGCGAAGAAGGAAGCCGACAAGGCTGCCAACGCCGCGAAGGCCACTGTCTCGACCACGGACGCCGGGAAGACCCCGAACCAGGCGGCGGCCGAACAGTTCGGCTGGAACTACACCACCTCGACCGCGCCTGCGCTAGGCGAATGGAACTACAGCACCAAGGGTGCCTACTTCGCCAACGAAGAGCACCTGAAGGCCGCGCAGGACGTCCTCACCGGTCCGGACATTCAGCACGGCCTGGCCGCGCAAAAGCAATTCAAATGGTCGATCAACAACATGGAGAGCAAGGGCGCATCGCACTCCTGGAAATCGTCCCTCTACAACTACACCGGCTCCGGCTACGACACGGTCAACACCAAACTCAACAGCCTCCCGCCGGGCGTGGAGAAGACCGGCAGCACCACGATTTCGAACATCGACAACGGCATGGCCGCCTCGCCTCCGATGGAGGCCGATGTCGTGCTCTACCGGGGCTTCAAGGACCCCAAGTCGGTGTTCTCCTCCGGCAAGTGGAACGACACCAACGTGGCGGGCATGGAGTGGTCGCAGCGCTCCTACTCTTCGACGTCCGGCACGCTGGGCACTGCCCAGTCGTTCGCGGGTGTCGGCGGCGTGGTCATGCGAGTGATCATTCCGAAGGGGATGAAGGTCCACGGCATCAACGCCAAGGGCGGCCAGCACGGCGGCGAGAACGAAATCATTCTTCAGCGCGGCCTCCGCTACCGGGTGGTCGCGGACTACGGCAAGCACGGTCCGGACGGCAAGCGATACATCGACGTGATGGTGGTGCCCAGCCCTTATGCCAAAGTTGAGTGAAGTCGCGGGGAGGCCTGCGACCGAGACGGACAAGCGCGTGCAGGCGGAGAACGCCAACGTGGCGGACGTGGTTGCCCCGCCGTGGATGAAGAAGCGCACGTTGGGGGCCACGAAAAAGAAGGGTTGACAGCAGCGTCAAGTGGTGTCTATGATGGGTGTACAAGGTTGACAGACCACCCAGGAGGCACCAGATGAAGCTCGGCAACCCGCACGACGAAATCAAGTACACCAACACCATCGGCACCGTCGCCTGCTACTCCGTCACCCTCGACGGCGAGCTGACCCTGATCATCCAGTGCGACACCGACGACAAGGACCGCGCCATCCAGGTCCTCGACGCGAGCGGCACCCGCTGCCTGACCACCAAGGGCCGCTTCAGCCTGAAGACCAAGCTCACCGAGGACGCCGACGGCATGCCGCTGGGCACCGAGACCTACGTGGACCGCAAGTCCGTCTACGGCTACGTCCTGCCCCGCCTGCACGTCTTGCTCGGCCGCCTGCTCCGCATGCCCTGCCCCGACTGCATCGCCAACACCGAGCACTGATCCACCCATCAAGGAGCCCCGGCCGCGCGCCGGGGCTCCTTCTCGTACGAGGAGAACCCCCATGAAGGACGTCAAACAGGACCTGACCGACCGGCTGCTGCTGCTGCGCAGCCGCTACGAGGTCGCGTTCCGCGCTGACGCGGGAACCGGCCTGGCCGCCGAGGATCTGGCGGCCGTGGTCGAGGCCGGGCTGCACGACAGCCTGGAGAGCGCCTTGGCCGCCGCTCACGCCATCGTCGACCCCGCTGACCTGGCCACCGTCGCGTTCTGGCAGACGCCGCTGGGTGTGCTCCTGTTTGCCGCCGGTGGCTTTCCGCACGCGGACTTGCCGCAGACCCTCGCCGCGAGGGTGCTGGGTTGTTCCCGGCAGTACGTGAGCGAGATGGTGAAGAGCGGAAAGCTGGCCGCGCCGCACGCGAAGAGCCGGTTGGTCAGTGCGTATGGAGTGCGGGAGTTGCTGCGCCGCAAGCTTGACAAGTTCGTCAACTAGGCTGTATTGTTAGGACATACAACGAGGAGGACACATGAAGCCGATTCTCATGACCCCGGAACGTGCGGAAAAGGTCTACCGGGAAATAGCCGAGCGCGGAGGATACGACGCCGTGCAGATCATGCGCTTCCGGACGTCCCCGCTCGACCCTGCGATCCGCACCGCACACGTCAAAGGTCGGCCCGATCTCGTCGAACAGCTCACGAGGGAAGTCCTCCAGGGCGTCGATCGATAACCACCCCCGCTATCAGCACCGAGGAGAACCATATGAAGCAGATCCCTATGGACCGGCTGCTCGGCGTCACCTACGGACTCGCCTACGGCGACGCCCTCGGGCGTCCCACCGAATTTCTCAAGGCCGAAACCCTCGCCAAGTTCGGCAGCCCGTTCCGCCCCTATGTCGGCCTCAACCGGCCCCAGCAGGGCATTGTCACCGACGACACTCAGATGTCCATCGCCGTCGGCCGCGCAGCCCTCGGCTCCCACAAGCCCGGCCCGCTGACCGGCGCGCTCATCCGCGAGTTCATCCGCTGGTACAACGACCCGAAGAGCCGCGACGGCCGCCGCGCCCCCGGCGGGACCTGCATGTCCGCCGTCGGCAGCCTCAAGCGGAACCCCAAGCAGTGGCTGCTCGCCACCCACACCGACAGCAAAGGCAACGGGGCCAACATGCGGGTTGCCCCCCTCGCGCTGCGCACCGACTGGACGTGGCCTCAGCTGTCTGCCGCCGCCCAGCTTCAGGCCGCCATCACCCACGGCCACGCCACCGCGCTGGCCGCCGCCGACCTGACCGCCGTCGCCGTCCGGATGCTCCTGGAGGGTGTCGCCAAGCCCGGCCCGGCCCTGCTGGACCACCTGCTCGCCTACGCCTACGACCAGCGCACCGTCTACCACGGTGACCACCTCGGTCACCTGTGGGAGGCCGCCGCCAAGTACCCCATCCCGACATTCCGCCCCTCGCTGATCCCGTCCGGCTATACCGGCCGCCTGTGGGAGGACGACGCGTCCTGGCCGATCGGCGCTGTCGTCAAGCGCCCCATCACCCCCGCCCCGATCCGCAAGCACCGGGCCGCCCCGAAGTCGCCGCAGGAGTTCATCGAGCGCGGCTGGGACAAGGTCATCGACTCGCTGCTGGGCATCTACGACGCGCCTCGCAACCCGCACCAGGACCCCTGCAAGGTTGCCGGTGAGGGCTGGGTGGCCGAAGAGACGCTGATGGTCGCCCTGCACACCCTGCTCTGCTTCCCCGACGACCCCACCAACGCGCTGCGCCGCGCAGCGTTCACCAACGGGGACTCCGACAGCATCGCCAGCGTCACCGGGGCGCTCGCCGGGGCCGCGTACGGCCGCCGGGGCTTCCCTGCCGCCTGGATCGAGAACCTGGAGTATCGGCGGGAGATGGACTCCCTGACCGCTCGCCTGTCCAACGCTGCGGGGTGCTGATGGACGCACGAGAGAAGGCGGCCAGACAGTTCGCCTGGTGCGAGCTGATGGACTCGGCCCGCCTGGAGGCCGAACAACGCGGCGAGCGGGTCCGGGTGGTCGGCGTCATCGTCGGCCGCCGCCCCGGCCGCTGGGAGTACGTGATCGAGTGCCGGTCGTCCTGTTTCTGCCGTACGCTCTGACCGGCCCGAACAGCAGTCCCCCTACCCTGCCGGGAGGGGGACTGTAATATGTCAGCCGACAATGGAGGAGGAACCCCATGCTTAACGCCCGCAAGGCCCTGACCCTGATCGCCGTCGGAGTGGCCGCTACCGTTTCCCTGACCGGCTGCACGCCTCGCGCTGGCGGGAAGTGCGACCCGTCCAAGGATTCCAGCTATCTCTCGTCGCACACCGAAAACGGCAAGACCGTCACGACCCGCCTGGAGTGCAAGCAGGTCGGAGTCGATAGGTACGAATGGGTGAAGGTGTGACGGCGCTTCGGAACCGATCGCTCGAAACGATGTACCGGCCGGGCTACGTGGCCCGGCTGATCGCAGACTGTTCCGGCGGATTCGGCATGATCACCGTCGGCATCGGCATGATCGTCTACGCGCTGGTTGTCCGATGAAGGGTGGGACGATCGGGCTGCTGACCTTCGTCGGGTGGTTGGCGCTCGTCGCTGTCTTGCTGCTCGTTCTCTAGATCAAAAACCAGGAGGAGAGATGTACTACGGGTCCGCCGCCCATGCCGAACAGGTCACCTACGGCCGCCACCCGGCCGTCAAGGACGCCCTTCAGTGGCTTGCGTTCGCTCACCTGCCTGCACCGCTTCAACGCTTCTCGCGCCCGTTCTACGGTGCCGCCTGCGAGGTCGTCGAGACGATCCTGACCGACAGCCCCGAACTGACCACGAGCCTCAACACGATCATCAACGCGAAGGACGCCGCCGTCCGCGCCGGAATTCGTCACGACACCGGCCGCGCCGGATCCGTCCCGCGCCCGCAGAAAGTCACGGAGCCGCCGCGATTCGAGACCGCTCGGGAGATCCTCGACCCGCCCAGCGGTGTCACCGGCGCGGCAATCCGTCACCCCGTGCCGCCCTGTACGTGCAACTACAACGGCATGTCTGGCGGTCACGCCACCGACTGCCCCCAGGCCGTATTCTGATCGTCAAACGAGAGGGGTAGCGCGTGGGCACGAAGTGGAAGATGCCGCTCGCCGTCATCGGGAAACCGACCGGTGACGGCCGCCAGTTCGACGAGGGTGCCCTGTCGCACCGAGATCTACCGCTGCCCTTCCGGTATGTGGCCACCGACTCCGGCGGCCACAACAACGCCGTGATCGTCGGCCACATCTCCAAAATCGGCAAGGAGAAGGACGGTCTACTCCCCGCCGAAGGCGAGTTCTACGACGACGATTCCTGGCCTGAAGACGTCCGCGACTCGGCGACGGCCGCCAGGAAGTTCACCCACAACAAGGTGATCGGCCCGTCCGTCGACCTCGATCAGCAGGACGTCGAGGTCGTCCCCGAGCCGAAGGCGTACTCCGCCTGGAAGAAGGAGCAGGCCGGGAAGCTGAAGGCCGCGAAGATGGCCCACGCGAAGCTGTCCGGCTCCGACTGCGGCTGCAACGCGACCCCCGTCATGGCCGAGGAGGCGTACGACGGCCCCCGCCTGCGGATGATCCGGTCCGGCCGGATGGCCTCCGCGACCCTCGTGCACATCCCCGCGTTCGCCGAGCTGTCCGGGCACGCGAAGCTCACCCCGATCGACTCCCACGACCCGAACGTGGACGGCACCACCGCCGGTGCTGGGATGTCCCTCGACCTGGGCTGGTACGACGAGGTCGACTGGAACGACAAGATCGAAAACGACGCGGTGATGGCCGCCTGCCACGGCGAAGACGACGAGCCGTCCAAGACGATGGCCAAGAAGAAGAAGCTCGACCCCGAGAAGGTCAAGGGCAACCAGGACGACGAGGACTTCGCCGGAACCGGGATCTGGCTCTCGGACGCCGACTTCGAGGAGTTCGCCAAGAAGCGCCTGCCCAGCAAGAGCAAGGAAGGCGAGGGCCTGCCGTCGGCCGCCGACGCCGAGCAGTCGCAGGGCGCGACCTACGCCGCCCCCGACGTCACCAAGGCCGACGTGCGCAAGAAGGTCTCCGACGAGGACTTCGTCGACCCCGAGCGCCGCCGCTTCCCTATCGCCTCTTGTGCCGACGTGCCCGACGCTGTCTCCAGCTACGGCCGGGCCAACCCGAAGATCCCGTACGGCAAGTTCAAGGCGAGGCTGACCGCCATCGCCAAGCGCAAGGGCTGCGAGGGCAGCCTTCCTGACGACTGGAAGGCCGGAGAGAAGATGGCTGCCCTGATGGCCTCGGCGGGCATCGCGTTCGCCCCGGAGAAGTCGGCCTTCGACGACCCGAAGTTCACCGGCCCGCGCCCCCTGCACGTCGCCGACGACCGGACCGTCTCCGGGCACGTGGCCATCTGGGATACCTGCCACGTCGGTATCGGAGACTCCTGCGTCAAGCCGCCCAAGAGCAACACCGGCTACGCGTACTTCCACACCGGCGAGGTCGTCACCGCCGACGGCGCGCGTGTGCCGGTCGGCCGCCTCACCTATGGTGGCGGCCACGCCAAGCCGAACCTGGGCTACGCGGCGGCAGCCGAGCACTACGACCAGACCTCCCAGGTTGGGGCGTACGTGCGGGCCGGTGAGGATGAGCACGGCATCTGGGTGGCCGGTGTTCTCGCGCCTGACGCCGACGAGGACGCGGTCCGGGCGATGCGCGCCGCGCCGCTGTCCGGCGACTGGCGGCGTATCGGCGGCAACCTGGAAATGGTCGCCGCCCTGCACGTCAACACGGCCGGGTTCCCGATCCCTCGCATGATGACTGCATCCGCCGACGAGCAGGAGCTGTACTCGCTGGTCGCCGCCGGAACACTGCCGCGCGTCATTGACGAGAACGAGCTGGAGACGCCCGCGCTGACCGCCGCGATCGACACGGAGGAGCTGGGCCGGGCCATCGCCCGAGGCATGCTCGCCGAGCAGCAGGAGCAGGACGCGAAGAAGGCGCTGGCCGAAGAGTGGCAGCAACTCGTGGCGGCGGCCACGGCCGACGACATCGCTCCGGCTTACGATGATGTCCTGGGCGACCTGATGCTGGCCCTGGTTAAGGAGTAGGAGGAGGCCCCGTGGGGTGCAACTGTGGCGGTTCGGGCGGCAGTTCGGCGCTGGCGAACTACGAGGTGAAGGACAAGGACGGCAAGACGGTGAAGACGTTCTCCGCCGTGCGCGAGGTTGAGGTGACGGCGTTCGCCGCGAAGAACCCTGGATCCACCTGGCGCAAGACGTCCTGAGAACAGCAAGAAGGCCTGCACCCCCTCTTCCCCTGGGTGCAGGCCTTCTTGCTATTGGTTCAGACCGAGAAGGTCATGCTCATGCTGTAGATGCCCGGCGTACCCGCCACGAAGGGCGCGCCGAGGTGATCATTCTCCGTCTCGTACGCCAGCGACACTGCCGCACTCGTTCCGGTGCAGTTGGCCCCCGTGTAGAAGTACAGCTTCCAGTCCGGACCGGAGTAAGTTCCCTCCGGGTTCGAGACGAAGCTCCACGAGTTACCTCGCACCGGAGTGCTGTTCGGCCACCACGCAAGAATGTTCCAGCAGCCTGTCGAGGCATGCCAGATGTTGGTCAGCGCAACTTGATAACGCCCGCTCGGCCCGTTCGGCCCCGTGAAGTTGGTCCACTGGTAGAGGCAGACGCTGGCCCCGATGCACGAATGGTACGTGGTTGCGAAGGCAGCCTGAGCGTTGCTCAGGCTGATAGTCAGCGCCAGGACGAGGGCAGCAAGCCCAGCCATGATCCTCTTGCGCATAGATCCTCCGTTCGGTGAGGTGGCCCAAAAGTATGGGGACCTGGCCAGGCTCTGCGGCCCTCCGGCGCGACTCAATCGCCTTCTCCGGTGGGGGTCCTGACCGGTCCCCATTCAGTTGGTCTTCAGTTGTGATGGAAGCTCCGGCCTCGAACCGGCTGCCGTCCCCGTTTCCACTTTCTCCAGCTCTTGACGGCCTGGTGAGGAAACTGCTCGGGCGCTTCCGTGCTACCGGCTTCCACCTTTAAAGACGTTGTTCGCCGGTGACCCCATGTCTGCTATCAGCATACAGCATGCTTGCCGGGAAGCGCAAGAGGCGTATCCTGCCAGTAGACAGACCAACGAGGGAGGAACACCATGCCCAACCTGACCCAGCACCAGATCGTCCGGCACCCGTTCGTCGCCGGAGTCGCCATCCTGATTCTCGGCCCTTACATCTTGGGCTTCCTGTTGATCTTCGTCGTGCTCTTCGTCATCGCCGCCGCCCTCGACCTGGTCGGCGGCCGGAAGTGACCTCCTGCGAGCGCTGCTGCGCCGAGTCGCCTCTCACCGATGACGGTCTGCGCGTGGCGGGCTGGCTGGTCTACGACGGCATGTCGTTCACCGGCCAGCCCATGCGCGTCAGGGTCTGCCCGCGCTGCCAGACGCTCCCTGCGAAGTCCGGGACAGCACCGCGCCGAAAAGCACCTCGCGCGGCTCGTCTGTTCTGATCCCCGTGACCGTCTCCGGTTCCGGCTTGATGGCGCAGCCCTGCGTGTCCAGGCCGAGCTGCCGGACCTGAATGCCCTCCCAGCCCTGCACGTCCAGGACTTCGTTGATCTTCTCCGCCGAGACGTTCTCGTACCACTCGCCGGGGGCCAGTTCCCACACGGCCGCATGGCCGGAGTGCGGGGGGCGGCCGGGACCGGCGCACGTGAAGATCAGCCAGCCGCCCGGACGCAGCACGTCCCACGCCGTCTTGATGATCTCCGGCCACCGCTTGGCGTGTTCGAAGGTCTCCGTCGTGATGACCAGGTCGTACTTCCGCCCGCCCTCCGGCCGCCAGTCGGCGGCGTCCGCCACGAAGTCCACGCCCGCGCCGGGCAGAATGTCCAGGACGTGATACGGGTTCGCATTCGGGAACAGGGGCCGCGTCGACCCGTTGAGATCCCGGCCGCCGATGTCCAGCACAGCGAGGTCTTCGGTGGTACGGAACTGGGCCGCCCAGCTAAACGCCTGCTCGTGCACTACTCCCCCTCGTTTTCGATCATGTTGGCGATGCGCGGGAACCGGGACATCCACAGCGCCTTGTCCGCCTCGGCCGCCCGCTGCCCGATCATGTACACCTCGTCGACCTCACCCTTGCCGAACAGCGGATGCAGGTGCTCGATGTGCGCAGCCAGGCACGGAGCCCACACGTCGCGCTTGCGGGCCAGCTCCACGATCTCGTTGTCCACGTACCAGTGCCGGTAGCCCTCGTGGCAGACGATCCCCGGCCCGTCCAGGCTGGCCCCCTGCTCCGCGATGTAGTCGCGCCGGATCAGCATGTGGGTGGCATGCGCGCCCGCGAGGACCGCCGGGTTGCCGAGGTCGTTCGTGCCGACCACCGCCGCACCCGTCTCGGCCGTCGTCGCCATCGCCTGGTCCAGCCAGCCCCGGTGGAACCGCACGTCGTCGCCGACCAGCAGCAACCAGGGCTCGGTGGAAATCTCGTAGCCCCGGTTCACCTTCTCCGCGAACGAACCCATCAACCGCAGATAGCGATAGGGGTCGAGGACGTCATGCTCCAGGGAGAGCGCCCGACTCCACGCGTTCTGGGTTTCGATGTCGTCGCCGTCGGCCATCACGTAGACGCGGACCTGCATGAGCTGGTCGGTGGTGACGCTGGCGGCCAGCGAGTCCATGAACGCCATGGCGTTGTCCCGCTTCGCCACCGGCACGATGACCGCCACCTCAGCGTCCGTCTCGGGCACCTGCCGCTCCCGGATCGGAGACGTGTTCGCGGCCTGCTCGGCGGCACGCGGATTGACGTAGATCTTCGGCCACTGCTCGGGCGGCATGCGGGTCGCCGTGATCGCGGGCGGCGTGAACGGCTTCAGCTTGTACTCCGGCGCGCCGTACCAAACGGTCTTCTGATGGGTGGTGTTCACGCCGGTGTGCACGTAGACGGGCACGTCGATCTGGTGGGCGCGGATGCAGAACGAGATGTCCTCGCCGCACTTCTCGCCGTCCGGACCGGGGATGCGCTCGAACCAGATGTGCGGCGGCGCGCCGTTCTCCTGGAGCCACTGGGCGGTCTTCTCGTAGACGGACCGGTGGGTAAGCAGCATGCCGCAGCCGGTCGCCGCGACCCTGGTGACCTCGCCAGGCGTCCACTCGGACCGGGTTACGAGCTTGTACGCCCCCGGAAGGCCGGTCTTCGGCTCTACCCACGACCAGTCGTACAGGGTCGGAGCGAGACTGGAGCGCAGGCCGCCCATGAAGTCGTGGCTGTACTCACCCTCGATAAAGCACAGCGCGCCGACGATCGGCCGGGTCTCCGGGTCAGCGACCGAGAGCAACTTCTCCAGGGCGTCCTGCTCGAAGCCGATATCGGAGTCGATCCAGAGCAGCCAGTCGGACTCGCTGGAGAGGAAAGCGGCCGTCGCGGTATTCCGGGCGTGCGACAGCTCCATAGACCGGCCCCACACGGCGGCCAGCGCGCCGTTGTTCATCAGGCCGGAGTTGTGCATCAGGTGATCGCCGTGCTGCTTGTCGTAGGCGATCATCCGGGCCAGCGACTCGGTGTAGTTCCATCCCGGCTGGTCCAGGTGCGGGGTGCCGATGCAGACCCTCTCCCCGGCGCGGGGATCGAGCGCGGCGGCCAGCGCGGCGGCGGCCTGCGCGGCTTCCTTGGTGAAATGCTCAGACGTCATTAACGGGCTCCTCCTCCGTTTTCGGCAGGGTACCCGCTATGATCGCGGCCAGGTGTATCGGTGCCTGCTACGGTCCGGCCGAGCGCTCGGAGTTGAGAGAAGCCCTCAAGTGGCCGTGAAGCTGCCTTTCACCGTGCCGACTTCCGAGGACGGCAGCTATGCCTTCTCGGGGATGTCGGACGACGAACTGACCTCCATCCGGGCGCAGGCGCGCTCTGCCGCCGCCACGTACGCGGATATGGATGTTGCCGACGTCAAGGCCGACGACATCGACACGATGCGCGAACTGACCAACATCGTTCAGGGTGTGGACGCTGAGCGCACCCGCAAGAACGCCGCCGGTGCCGCGTTCTCCGCCCTCGCGGACAGCCTCGGCGACGAAGACGAGACCGACGAGTCGGCCGACGCCGAGCAGGCCACCGAGGGTGCGCCGGAGCAGGTCCCCGCCGCGACAACCGCAGCCGCCAAGGCTCCGAACGTCGCCGCCGTGGCCGCCCGCACCGCCCCGGCTGCCGCGCCTGCCGCTGAGATCGCGCAGACTCCCCCGGCCGTCATCCTCGCCGGGGCGAACAACGCCGACTACCCGTCCGGCACCGAGCTGGACTGGGACAAGGTCGGTGCGCTCGTCGAGAAGCGTTACCTCCAGTACTCGGCCTTCGGCGGCGCGGGCGGCCCTCGCCGCGACCCGATCGCCCAGTTCAAGGTCGATTACCCGAAGGAGCTGACTGCTTCTGGCGGTCTCCAGGACGACTCGACCAAGGTGCTGGACTACGCCGCGAACGAGCGGCGGCTGCCGGGCGGTTCGCTGCTCGCGTCGGTCGAGATCAAGCGCAAGGCGGCCCTCGCCGCCGGTCTGCCGAACGCCCTGACGGCGGCCGGTACCGGCTGGTGCGCGCCGTCCGAGGTCATTTACGACCTGTGCGAGCTGGAGTCGAACGACGGCATGCTGGACCTGCCGGAGATCGGCGTCAACCGGGGTGGCATCAAGTACACGACCGGCCCGGACTTCTCCTCGATCTACACCGGTGCGGGCTACTTCCACTACACCGAGGCGCAGATCATTTCGGGCGTCACCAAGCCGACCATGTCGGTTCCCTGCCCGTCGTTCACGGATACCCGACTGGAGGCCGACGGCCTGGCGATCCAGACCGACCTGCTCCAGCTCCGTGGCTACCCGGAGCTGATCGCCCGGTTCGTGCGGGGCGCGATGATCGCGCACAACCACAAGATCAACTCGTTCATGATCAACGCCCTGGTCACCGGCTCCACGTCGCTGACCCTCCCGTCGGGTGTCACCTCGCACACCCCCGGCGCGGGCACCACCTGGGCCACCGACCACTCCGTGGTCTCGACCCTGCTGACCGCCCTCGACATGGCGATCATGGACTACAAGTACCGCCAGCGGATGGCCGTCGCCTCCACGCTGGAAGTCATCCTCCCGTACTGGGCGCTGGCCTGGATCCGGTCGGACATCGCGCGCAAGCAGTTCTACGACGCCGACAGCACCAACGACCAGTTCAACCTGACCATGGAGCGCATCAACTCCTGGCTGGCGGTCCGTGGCGCTCGCGCCCAGTGGGTCTACGACTGGCAGGACGCCTACTACTGGGCGGCTTACCCCTCCGGCGCGCCGTCGGCCTGGCAGCAGTTCGGCCAGTCCTCGACGTCGACCGACTTCGTGCAGGACTTCCCGCACACCCTCCAGTTCCTGCTCTACGCGGCCGGTACCTGGGTGCGCGGCAACGCCGACATCATCACCCTCGACACCGTCTACGACAGCACCCTGCTGGCGCAGAACAAGACCACCCAGCTCTTCACCGAGCAGGGCATCCTTGCCGCGAAGACCTGCTTCGATTCCCGGGTCTACACCATCGGCGGCATCACTGGCGGCCTGGTGCCTTCGGGTGCGGGCGCTTACGCGCCGACCACGCAGCCGACCTGGACCAACCCGTAACCGATCCGTGTTCCTCCGGCCCTCATGGAAAGGGGGCCGGAGGTTCCACCTTCGGGAAGGGGGTGAGCTTCGATGGCAGCACTTACGCCATTGGCCGGGCCGGTCATCGTCGACCAGCCTGCGGTCGGCGGCATCCGCTACGGCCTGTTCACGGCCGCCAACGGACCCATCGATCTGCCTGGGCATGGGTCGATCGGCGGCGTCGTGTACGAGGAGGAGCATTGCGGTCAGGGTCACCTGCTCGCGGCGGCCTCCTGCACCGGCGCAACCATCCCGCCTGGCATCGACGTTTGTGACGGTGTAGCCACCGGCCTGCCGTTCCAGGTCCAGGCAGGCATCAAGCTCGGTGCGGTCTCGTACGACGCGACCGAGGTTGAGCGGCGGGTCCGGATCCGGCTCAACGACAACGCTCAGTACGTCGCGGAGCAGGCGTTCTGGGGTGGCAACGCCGATGTGCAGCCGGTGCTTCAGCGCTGGGAGTTCAACGGCAACACCAACACCAGCAACCCCGGCATCCTCGACCGGCTGGGCGCCTGGATCAACAAACAGCAGGGCGGTGGCACGGACTTCACCTCGGCGCTGAGCGGGCTGTCCGGCCAGGCCTCCGCCGCGGTCGGCAGCACAGCCCAGAGCACCGCCGGGCAGACCGTCCAGGCCAAGAGCGGCAACAACGACCCCAACGCGGTCTACAACACCGGCGGCAACAACAACGCCAACCAGTGCACCTGGATGCACCAGAAGGTCACCGAGAACTCGGCCGGCGCCACGGCCGGCGGCGGTTCCGCGACCGCGCTCGCCGACTCCTTCGATCCCACGCAGATCACTCAGGCCTTCGACGATTTCATCGCCAAAGCCACCGCGACCCTCAAACAGGACTTCGCGGACCTGCCCGGGCAGATCGAGCAGGCGGTCAAGTCGGTCGCGGACTCCTTCAAGGATCCCAAGACCCTGCTGAGCACCGCCCTGTCGGACCTGATGACGGTATTCCAGGACCTGGCCGACGACTTGGTGAAATTCACCCAGGACCTGGCCGACGACTTGCTGAAGCTGATCGCCACCCTGCTGGAGCAGATCGTCATCTGGGCCACGCAGCCGGTCA